GTCTGTAAAGACCTTCGATCGAATCCACTTCAAACATTCTGTTTTCCAGGCTTACGCCTGTAACAGGATCATTGAAGAACTTATCCACCAAACCATCCCATGCTCCTTGGTCTACGAACACCTCTTCATCACTGAAGAAGGGGCTGGCAGTCATGCCAGCACGTAGCCAATCCATCACAGTGATGTGATAGGTTGTTCTTGTTTCTCGCCAATTAAAATTACGCAGAGTTGCGTAGTTTTTCGCAAGGATATAATCCTTGGTGACAACAAGTAACCTTGGACATGTCAGATGGTAATCTGATAGGAGTAGCAGATCATCTCGAATAAGTGCTCGAGGAACATCATCCAATCTTTGCGGATTGGACTTTACCCATTCATACAAAATTGAAATCTCACGATCTCTTTCTGTTTCAATGTGTAATTTTCGTTTCTCGTGTCGCAAAGGCTTCAATATTCCCTTAACCCTGAGTGGGTGGGAAAATTGTAACTTAGCTTCAACGGCCTCACGGTCGTAGTACTTTTCTTCTTTTCGTAGACGGAGTAGTTTACTATTCGTTTGCCAACTACGTATGAACTTCGTAAGAAGTTCGTCTGTTAACTCTAATTGACCTCTTGCGAGGTTTCCTATAGTTAGTCTCTTATTTGGGACTGGTATCGATAATAAATTTTCCATCTCGGATAGCTTAGCAACTATCTCGGATTCCGAAATCACTTTCGGACCAAGGCGCGTTAATATAAAGGGTGCAAACCCTTTTAGTTTCTCATGCGTAAGCAAAAGATCCTCTTCAAATTCGTGTACAGGAAACTCACGTTTAAGTATTCTAATTTGTTGATTATTCGCGCCATGGGTGAAGAAGCTCTGAACAATACGATGACCATTGGATGTAGGATTTAACGCCTGATCCATGATATCAGCATAGTGACCTTTCAGTCTACCTTGCCGATGCATTCGCAAGAATGCAATTGTATTTTCAGAACACCCAAATAAGATAGGTTTTCCAGTCTGCACTAGAAATCTAGGGAAATATACAAACTCCTTCCTATAGAGAAGGGATATGCAAATATCCTGTATCCAGGAAGCTAAGTGGAACAATGCCTCACGGTATGTTCTACCAGTTTGTTCCATACGAACACCGAGAAG